CACAAGTTCAATAGTAGCCAAAACAGCGCTACCTATTTTGAAAAACATGCTTTCCTTCACGATGAAAGCAAACCGTGATTATGAAGATGAGTACGACGGCAACATGAGCCGTGGTTATGCACCAGGAGCCACGATCAATATTAAACGGCCGCCGCGTTACACGTATCGCGCTGGTTCCACAGCAGTTCCACAAGCAACCACACAAAGCACCATTCCTTTGACTCTGTCACAAGGTGGTTGCGATATTCAGTTCAAAGGTTTTGAGCGCACTTATTCTCTGACCAAGTTAGAAGATAAGATCGCAGCAGCTATTGCACCTGTAGCAAACGAAATTGATCGTCAAGGCCTGCAATTAGCGCGTTTCAGCACCTTCAACACTTTAAACCCCGCTGGCGCATTACCCGCTACTCAGGCAGCAGCTACATCCGCTATCTTGGACGCTAATCGTCGATTAGACGAAATGGGCGCACCACGGCGTGATGGTCGGCGTGCTTTCATTATGGGACCAGCATTAAACGGTGCTGTAGTTGGTGGGTTTGCAGGTATGTTTAATTCACAATCTCAGCTTACCAAGCAATACGGTTCGGGATTGATGGAAAATGCATTCGGCATCGATTCTTGTATGGACCAAAATGTGGACGTTCACACTAACGGCGCAGCTACTGCAACCGCCATTAACGGCGCAGGCCAAGTAGGCTCCGCTATTACTGTCGTCGGTGTAGCCGGCGGCACGTTAACCCGTGGCACCGTAATCACATTACCTGGTGTGTTTGCGGTTAACCCACAGTCACGCGTTTCTACGAACGTATTGGCACAGTTTGTTGTTACCGCAGATGTTGCGGCGGCAGCTACTTCTATTCCGATCAGCCCTGCAATTGTAACGAGTGGCGCATTCAAAAACGTAACCGCCAGTCCTACTACAGCGGCTGCATACGTAATCATGGGTGCGGCTTCCACTGGCTATGCTTGTAACGTTGCATTTCATAGCGATGCGTTTACTTTAGCTTGTGTTCCAATGTGGATGCCGACGGATATTGGCGTTAAAGTCAGTCAACAAACATCCGACGGACTCACTATTAAAGTGACCGAAGGTTATGACGTAATTAACGACAACTCCATTATGCGTATTGATGTGTTGTATGGCTGGGCAGCTGCATACCCTGAATTAGCTGTTAAGTGGTACTCGGTTTAATCGGTTTAAGCCCCGTTTAAGGGGCTTTTTCTTTTCTAATATTAAGGAGCATCAATCATGGCAGTACTTTTAAACACTGGATACGCAGGGTATTTACCGGGTACCGTAGTAAACTTTCCAAGCAACTTGGAAACAGCATTGTTGGCGCAAAATTCAGCTACTGCTTCTGTGGTAGCAAGTACGACTACTGGCGCTGTTACAGCTAACGTAAGCAGCGGTATTGCAGCTATTGCAGCAAGTTCATCTTCAGTAGTAATTACTAATAGCTTAGTAGATGCAAATACCCCTGTTATTGCTTTTGTATCTCAAGCAGCAGCAGATGCAACGTTGCTACGTGTTGAGCGGGTAGTTTCTGCGGCAGGCTCGTTTACCATTTACGGAACAGCTAACGCGACTGCAACTACATTAGTTCGCTGGGTGGTAGCTAATACCGGTTTATCAGCAAGTAACTAGTAAAAGGGGGGCATCCCCCCTTTTCTTTAGGGTACAAATATGCCTAGTCCAACAACAGCAGGTGCATTAATAAGACAAGCGCTTGGCTTAACTAATGCTGTCGGTGTTGATCAAACATTAACAGCGGATGAAACAAGCGATTGTTTGTCGGTATTAAATGATATTTACGAAGATTTATCGAATCAGAAATTAGCTATATGGGCGAATCATAACGAAACATTTAACACGGTTGAGGGTACTGCAACCTATACCATTGGAGTCGGCGGAACCTGGAACACGGTAAGACCAATCCGCATTAATGACCCTGCAATATGTACCTTTCAAGGTGCTGATTATCCTGTTACTGCAATTAATCAAGCTGATTACAACCTAATCCCAGTAAAAACAATGACCTCACAAATCGTAGAGCGTTATTTATATGTAAATGAATTCCCCTTGGGCCAAATAACCTTATGGCCAGTGCCATCTTTAGTTGTACCGATCACGCTATCTATTGATAACGTATTAACTAACATTGCATCCGCTGCAACTACACTGTCATTTCCTGCCGGGTACTCTAAGATGCTCAAGTACATGCTAGCAGTTGATTTAGCACCTTTGTTCGGAAAAGAAGCTAGCTCGTTAATACGGAAAACAGCACTAGACACGCTAGCAAATATCAAACGAGTAAATAACAAAACGCCGACAGTTCGGCTTGATAACAGTTTAATGGGTAGCAATTAAGTGGCACGCATTCCTATTTTCGGTGCTGGATTAACAGCCAAATCCCCCTATGTTACTGCAAAAAGTTTGCAGAATATTTATGCGGAGCAACGGCCACAGGGCGAGAAATCAGCAATGGTTGGTTATCAAACTCCGGGCCTAGCCGAGTTTGTAGATTTTGGCGCAACACCGCCTAGAGGCGGATTAGAGTTTGAGGCAAACAGCGCGGCCTATGTTGTGCACGGAAACACGCTCTACGAGATAAACAATGCCGGCATTAAAATAAGCAGGGGTACGTTATCCACTACTAACGGCCGTGTATCAATGGCACATAACGGCTCGCAGATAATGATTGTTGATGGGATAGCTGGATATATTTACTCGACGATAGCGGTAGCAGGGACACCGCAGGTAATTAGCACTATCACACGCACCGGAGTGACCGGCACGCTTACGACAGCAGCGCCGCACCTCTTAGTAACGGGTAACCTGGTAACGCTCGCAGGAGTAACTTCAAGCGCTTATAACGGCAGTTACACAATTACGGTTACAGGCGCTTCTACATTTACTTTTACGATGTTGGCCGATCCGGGCGGGAATGCCTCAGTAGTTGGAACCTATACGATCCCAAGGTTTGTGCAGATTGCGCAGGTACCGGCTAATCCTACTACTGTAGCTTTTTTAACTGGCCGCTTCGTTGTTACGTTAAACAATTCCGGCAGATATTATGTATCGGGTTTATATAACGGCTTGTATTGGGACCCCTTAGGATTTGCAAACGCTGAATCTAACCCTGACCCTTTGGTGGCTGTATGGGCGAATAGCGGACAATTAATACTGTTTGGGAATCTCACCACAGAATTTGCGGGTAACTCAGGCACATTAGATTTTCCTTTTACCAATTTACAAGGCACTGCTACAGAATGGGGATTAGCTGCACGATGGAGTGTTGCTAAATACGATAATTCGGTAGCCTTTCTAGTTAAAAACAGAATGGGGCAGGTAATGGTTGCCCAGATGAACGGGTACCTTCCTCAAAAAATCTCAACACCAGATATCGATTCTATTATTAACAGTTACACGGCAACAAGTGACGCAACCGCTTATAGCTACATGCTGGGTGGTCATGCGATGTACGTTATTACCTTTCCATCGGCGCAGGCGTCATGGTTATATGATGGTTCTACAAGCCTGTGGACAAACCTTAAAAGCTACGGGCTAACGCGTCATAGAGCTGAGTTCTCTTTTTCGTATCTAAGCAGCACGATTGTTGCTGATTATTTAGCAGGTAAGATTTACCGATTACTACCTACTGCATTAACAGATAACGGCGACTCTATCGAGCGTGAATTAGTTAGCGAGAATATTGCACAACCTGATTTAGATCGATTCTCAATTGATAAAGTTAGATTAGATTTAGATGTGGGGATTGGTTTAAGTACCGGGCAAGGCTCTGACCCGCAGATCAGTTTATGTATCTCGCGCGATAACGGTAAAACATGGGGAGCTGAAATCTGGAAATCAGCGGGCAAGATTGGAGAGTATAAGCGGCGCGTTGAATGGTGCAGGCTAGGAACTACGAGAGAAGCTAGTTTTAAGTTTCGCATGACTGACCCTGTACCGCTGACTATTGTTAGTGCTTCTGTAAACCCGGACGACTAATGGCGATCATTAATCAGCCGCCGTCGAGCGCTGTAGATATTAATAACCCTGAATGGCGCAATTTCTTTTTAGCAGCTTATAACGTATGCAACGGGGTTACCCAGAGCGGGTTAACATCTGAGAGGCCAAGAGAGTTTTTATATACAGGTAGAATGTTTTTTGATACTACGTTGGGTAAACCTATATTTTATAAAACCATTGGTTGGGTTGACTCTGCCGGGGTTTCAGTTTGAGCGCGATAGTTACTAAAGATGATAATGGCGTTTCAATAAGAGAAAAAGTAAACAAACTAGAATCCATCATGCGGGATCGTCCGCAGATCGATTTACCTGTCACGCACCACTTTTCAAAAGGCGTTTACGCCCGAGAATTATTCATCCCAAAAGATACGGTACTCACCGGGAAGATTCACAAACACACTAATCTGAACATCATCTCGCAAGGTGATATGTCGGTATTAACTGAAGACGGTATCAAGAGAGTTAAAGCACCTTTTACTATTGTTTCGCCCGCTGGAACAAAGCGGATTGCATATGCGCACGAAGACACTATCTGGACAACTATTCACGGAACTGAGGAGATTGACTTGGAAAAGATCGAACACGAATTTGTAGTGGAGACAGATGCAGAGTATTTGTCTTTCGTTGAGACTTTAAAACTAGAGGTGAAATAATATGGCCTGGGCATCGGTTGCATCTGGCGGCGTATCTTTACTGGGTGGGTTTATGGGTTCAAGGTCTTCGAAGAGGGCCGCGGACGCACAAATACAAGCAGCACAACAAGGTATTAACGAACAACGTCGCCAGTATGATTTAACGCGTGCTGATAACGCTCCTTTTCGTGATACGGGTGTATTTGCTAATGCGCGATTGCGTCAGTTGCTAGGGTTGGATAAAGATTATACGGGAAGCGATTCTGGTTCATTAACACGCCAGTTTAACCAGTCTGATTTAGAGGGTGATGCTGTATATCAAAACGGATTAGAGTTTGGGCGCAACCAAGGGACGGAGGCTATTAACTCACGTGCGCTAGCTGGTGGGGGTTATGACTCAGGAGCAACCCTAAAAGCTCTTACGCAGTTCGGGAATGATTATGGGAATACAAAAGCTAATGAATCCTATAACCGATATAACAATGATCAATCGAACGTCTATAACAAATTAGCAGGTGTTTCAGGTGCAGGGCAACAAGCCACAAACAGTGTAAGCGCGGCAGGGCAGAATATGGCTAATAACATTTCTAATAGTTATGCAGACCAAGGTAATTCACGCGCAGCAGGTATTGTGGCTGGCGCTAACGCATGGAATAACGCTATAGGTGGTGCTTCTAGTGCGTTTACTAATTACCAAGACAATCAATCTTTCAAAGGCTTGATGAGGCAAAGGGGGGGTAAATAATGCCAATTGATCCTTCTATCATATTAGGGGTTAAGCCTATCCAGATTCAGCAAAGAGATCCTTTTGAAGCTTACGGAAAATCACTTGCATTAAAAGGCTTGATGCAAAAATCCCAGCTACAGGATCAAGAATTAGCTGATAACGAAGCGTATAAGCAGGTTTTTAGAGCTAGCGCTGGCGACTCATCTAAGATTCCTGAAGCTCTGTTAAGAGGCGGGATGGGTAAGCAGTATCTGGAATACAATAAAGCACAACTAGAAAATGACAAAACGCGTGCCATTACTACTAAAGATAATTTAGAGTCTGTTCTCAAAGCGACAGCTATGCATAGAGATCAGTTAGCAAATGTAAATAATCCGCAAAGCGCGGCTCAGTGGGTTACATCTGGTTATAACGATGCATTGATAGGCCCCGTTGTTTCGCGCTATGGTTCTCTAGACGAGGTAATCTCGCGCATCCCTCAAGACGAAGCAGGGTTTAACAAATGGAAGCAACAAGCGAGTTTAGGCGCTACTGAATTCATAAAACAGAACAAGCCTAAAATAGATGTACAAAATACAGGCGCATACACTCAAACCATTTCAACTCCTGGGTTAGGTGGGGAGTCCAGTATTAGTGGCAGAGTGCAAAACACACAGACACCGGATAGCGTTGCAAGTCAATCTACGCAAAGACGCGGGCAGGATATGGTTAACGCACGGGCGCGTGATAGGTTATCGTTAGATCAAGGCACAGCTACGGCTGAGGCAGGCGGGCCAAGTCAGGCGGCGTATACCAAGATATTCGGCAAAGCAGAGCCTGGGAGACGATGGAAGGCTGACGGTAGCCAAGAGGCGATACCGGGAGGATCTCAAGACATTAAGGCTGGCGAGTTGGGCGTAAGAAACAGAAAGCGGGCAGTTGCCGCTATGGAATCCGCTAACAATGTTCGACAGGAAGTAAAAGAGGCTACCGCCCTTGTTGGGCTTGATACGGCTGGCGCGGGTGGCCTTCTGGCGATGGTGCCCGCAACTCAAGCGCGTAACCTGCAAGCTAAATTGACTTCCATAAAAGCAAATATTGGCTTTGACCGATTACAACAGATGCGCGAAGAATCGCCTACTGGCGGTGCTTTGGGGCAAGTCGCTGTACAGGAATTGGTCGCGCTGCAATCAACAATTGCATCTTTAGATCAATTGCAAAGCCCGCGAGAAATGCGGTCAGCGCTTGGCAAGATTGACAAACATTACACGCGCTGGGCCGAGACGGTCGAGCAGGCAGCTACCGGGGCTGGCGGGGCTACTGGTTCGTTTGATGCACCTACCGGGGCGGCTCCTGCCATGCCTTCAGGTTTTAAAGTTATAAGGTAAGTCATGCCAATATATAAAGTACAAGCGCCTGACGGAAGCATCTTGAAGATTGAAGGGCCGGATGGTGCGACTGACGAACAGCTAACCCAAGCGGCGGCG